ACAGATAGAGCTGTTTGGTTACTTCAACATTTTGGTATTAAAGTATCTGAAAAAGAATATTTAGGTCTTCGTTTAACAGATGGTCTTTATGAAGAAGCCAATAAATCATATCTTATGAGTTATGTTCCTGGTAATAAATTAAAAACTAATTTACCATATCTATTACACGAAGCTGATATGTTAGCTTCTCGTATAGAGCATGAAAATTGGGCACATTCAAATGATAAAGATAAACCTAAAAGTACACCAAGAACTAAAGTACAAGTCAAAAAAGATAAACAACAGGTCGATAATCTCAAAAATAAATTTGACGAGCTTTTCGCATAGGAGATAAATTATGTGGTGGTGGATATTAACAATATTATTCTTTTTAATTAGTGTGAGTACATCTACATTAGTATATTTTTCATTAAGAAGAATAAATCAATATGAAGGTTTAATTAGTCAGTTTCAAACTATAATTGAGTTTGCAACAACCAAACTGAAACAGGTTGATGCTAAAGGACATTATGAATCTGACGATGAGACTGGATTTTTCTTTAAACAATTAAAAGAATTACAGGAGTTATTAAATGGAATCTTTGAAAACGAACAAATCGAGGAGAATAGTAGTGGTACAGAAAAAACAGAAACCAACTAAAAAATTCGAAATAAAGGCATCTGATACACATCCTTCAGTGGTAGCAGCACCTAAGAAAAAGAAAAATAAAAAAATGTATTTTGATATGGATGTTCAAGATGCAATCGTTAGATATAATACATTAGATCCAGATGAAAATCAATCTGAACGAAACAAAATATACGCAGAAGAAATACATTACGCAATTGATAAACTTTGTGAGAATATAATTAATACATTTAAATTTGAATATTTTGATGATGTGTATATAGATGTAAAGGCGGAAACTGTAGCATTTATTGTTATGAATATGCATAAGTATGATCATACAAAAGGTTCAAAGGCATTTAGTTATTTTTCAGTTGTAGCGAAGAATTATTTGATATTACATAATAATGCTAATTATAAAAAATATAAAAGTCATCGTGATGTATCTGTATTAGATACTAAATATGATACGTCAAATAAAGGATATCTATCAGATTTTTTTATAGAATTAATATCTTATTATGAGACTAATATTCCGTTTATTTTTAAAAAAACTCGTGATGTAGATATAGCATATGCTATATTAGAATTAATGAAACAACGATCTGATATTGAAAATTTTAATAAAAAGGCATTATATATTTTAATACGAGAAATGACTGGTGTAGAAACAGCTCATATTACTCATGTTACTAATGTTTTAAAGCGACATTATCGACAATCATTTGAAGAGTTTAGTAAAAAAGGTACTTTAACTAATTATAAAAAAAATAAATTCTTTTAAAATCATACATTCATTAGTTCTTTACAAAAAAAAAACCTTACTTAGTTTAGTAAGGTTTTTTTATTTCCACTACATTTTCACATTTTTAATATTTATATATGATTAGTTATATCTAAAAACATATTAGGAGAAAACGTGAAATCAAAAGACGAAATATTTGAAGGTAAAACATTTCAAGATTTAACTCATGATATTTATAAGAATACATCTGATAGGAAAAAACAGATTGATTTATTAATATCTGAAATACATGGATTTATTACAACTATAGATGATGTTATTATGGTCGCACCTATTATAAAAGAATATATGGATGTAGCTGTAAAGAATGATGAACACCTTGTTAAACTTGCAGGTGTCATACAAAGAATTATAGCTAAATCATCTGGTGGGGATGAGGAATCATTCTTATTATCAGATGCCGAAAAGGGAGATTTGATAGCAGCTCTTCAAGACGATGTAGACGATATTCAGAGAGAAGCTGATAAGGTTGCAGCACTTAAAGAACAATCAAAAAATGTAAGGGATAATTAGTATGGGTTCTACTTTTGTAACATTAGATCCGAGTAAGTCAGATACTACTAAAGTTTTTGGTGGTAGTACTCGCCCACAAACTATTTGGTTGCAGTGGGTACCTGGTATTGTCGGACAAGTTACAACAGGAACTGATTCTGTAGTATTTAATTCTGGAGAAGCTACAAAGAGTCGTAGGCTTATAAATAGTATTTTAGCTAAACCTCATTTAGGAGACAATAAGAAAAATTTAGCAATGTTAGATGATGAGGATAGATATTATCCATTATTTAGAGGGATGGTAGATGTTCCTATGGCTGGTGATCCTGTTTTATTGTGTACTATAGGAGGTGTACAATATTATATAGGCCCATTGAATACTGCTGGTGTACCTGGATATAATCCAGATCATTTAGAAACATCAGATACACTAGGATTTTTTAAAGAAGCTCATGAAGAAGATCCCAATACCGATACTGATGCGAATTATGTTAGTGATATACAAGGTATATCTAAAAATTGGGTAGATAATCATACAACACGATTAGAAAAATTAGCTAATATAGAATTAGATGATCCAGATAACACACATAATCATCTTGAACATCCAGCAACTGGAAAAGAAATGTTGGGTGATATACATGGTGATTTAATGCTTGAAGGAAGACATGGTAATAGTATACGAATTGGTAGTCGTAATATTAATCCTTATATTTATATATCTAATACTAATATTAGTAATCGTGAACACGCTGGGTATGGATCGTTGATTGGTATATTAGATCGAGGTACAATTAGACAACACTTTGCTGGAGCGACTGCATATGTATTAAGTTCAGATAATCCAGAAGTAAATGATTCTATACGTAAAATTGGCGGAACAGTATATAATTATGATTTTGGATCTGAACCATACTTTCAAACTCAACTTTTTCAAATATCAGATAGAATAACAATTGATTCTAGACATGACAGTATATTTTTATCTGCTAATAAGAATGTTATCATCGGTGCAGCTGATTCTTTAATTGTAAAAACTAAAAATGATATAATGTTTGATGCTAATAATATTTATTTAGGAAAGGCCTTCGATGATAGTGTTTCATATGAAATGGAACAAGCAGTTATGGGTAATACATTAGTTGAAATATTAGAAGAATTACTTGATGGTATTGGAGAACTATTTGTAGGTGGTACAATGGGAGGAATTTCTGTAACTGCAGCTCAATCCGCTAGTCCGGGTTGGTTAAAATTAGATCAACAAGTTAGAAGAAAATTAAATGATATGTTAAGTAATTTTATTTATATAGAAAAAAATGACACACCAAAATAACAGGAGGTTACAATGAAGCGATCAGAGTTAAGATCAATGATAAGAACAGTAGTAAGAGAAGAGGTAGCAATGTCTATTAACGAAGTAATAAAAGAACTTACACAACCAACTAAACAAGTTTCTAAACCAAAAGAGAAAGTTGTTAACAACAAACAGTATACTGAAAATTCAGTTTTGAACGAAATATTGAATGAGACAGCGAATGATACTGATTATAAAACTATGGGTGACAGCGTTCATACTACAGATGATATGGCAGCTGTTATGGCAAAATCATACGGTGATATGATGAAACCTAATGATGTTAAATTTAATGTAGCAGAAATGGCTGTAGAATCTAATGTAAATCCAGAAACAGTACCTGACCATATTGAAAAGGCATTAACTAGAAATTATAGTGATTTAGTATCAGCTATGGGAAATCCCGGTGGAGATAAAAAATAATGGGACTTAAAACAGATATATTTAATGCATATGAACAATTAATGAGTAATGGTGGAACGATAGAATTACCACAAGAAATACTTGATAATTTAGATGAATTTACTTTACAGTTTGTAGAAGCAATTAAAGTTTTTTTAACAAAACAAACTTGGCAAATAACAGATTTGAAAGCTTTTGTAGAATTGGATGAGTTAGAGATTACCCAAGCTCAAGCAGGAGATATTCAACCCGGAGTAACTAGTAATGTAGTAGGTGCTACTAACACAGGAGCTTTACTTCCAGGCGCGACAGGTACAACAACTGGTACTCCAAATGGTGTTCTGATACAGAAGATTAAAGGTAGTAAGGGTGGTGGTAAAACAGGAGGTAAGATGACAGCTACAGGACATGCTTTTGTAGGAAGTGAAGAGCATTATCCAGATTTATTTGATGAATATGATACTGATGGTGATCCTCAAGGATGGAATCCATTTTCAAAAGTTAAAATTGAAAGTTTTGAGGCAGACGAATAATGGCAATAATAGATACATCAATAACAGGATCTTTTAATGAAGATAGAGATGAAAATGTTTTTATTGGGTTAGATTTACCTATTAGAAAATCTGATGGAGTAGAAGGATACTTCACAGCTACTTCTACTACTATAGCAGCTATAAAAAATAATATAAGAAATTTATTATTAACTAATAGAGGAGAAAGATATTTACAACCCAACATCGGTTTAAATTTAAGACGTTATTTATTTGAACAATATTCTACTGATTTAGAAGATAGTATTAAAGTAGAAATAAATGATACTATTGCGATGTGGTTACCGTTTGTACTTATAAAAGAAATTACTGTAAAGATGAGTAACGTCAAT